AGTACAGCTAACTGCGTATCGTCAACACCACCGAACTCTTTACGTGCAGCACGTAGATCTGCATCTCTCTTAGCAACTAAAGAGTTGATCTGTTTTTGGCGATCCAGTTCGTTATTCTGTATTTGGGCTGCTGCCGTTGTACCTCTATTCATCCGTTTGTCTATCCGTTCTTGTTTGCCCATTAGGACAAGATTGTACATACGATTATCTGTTTCTTCCTCTAAAGCAGCTTTACGCTTTTCTACGCCTTCATTTACTCCACTAGGCATAGCATTTGATAGTTGCTTAAGTAAAGGAATAATAGGTAATAATGGTGCAAGGCCTGTTTCTAAGATTGGACCTACTTTGGCGAAAAGACTTAGTAGTGTATTTGCACCTTGTGCAGCCAAGGTCACAACATTCAATACCGCTGTTAAACCGTCTAGTAACGGTTGCCCTATGATTCCGGCTGTCGTCGAGACCGCGCTAGTAAAGCGATCCCACGCAGTAAATAGCTTTTGGGTGCTAGCAGTAACGCCAGAAATGGCCTGCGTGCTTGCGCCAGTCTGAGCTGCTACTTCAGCGGCAAGTGTGGCGCGGGCTTTGTCGATTTGACCCGCTTCGAGTAGACGGCGTACTGTGGTATCAAGCTCTGCGTTAACGACGATAAAACTATCGCGCAAATCATTAGTGCTGATTGCGTTGATGGCGTCGCCTACTTCTTTTACTTTTACAACGGCGGCGTCTAATTGTTGCCCCACGGCAGATAGGCCGATGCTGAGGGCCATGCCGGCCATGCCGCCCATAGCACCACCAATAAAACCTCCGGCTGCGCCACCCAGAACGGCGCCGGGGCCGCCGCCGAACAGCATCGGGAAGCCGCCACCCAAAATGGCGTCCATGACGCCTGGGGCTTGAAGACCCGTAGGTTTTTTTGTTGGTGGACGAGCTGGTCCTTGTACACCGAAGCCGGCGTCGGCAACCCCTTTGGCGACGCCGCCACCACTAAGTTGCATGAGCCCGCGCTCAGCGAGTTTTCTGCGTAGACGCTCCTGTTGTATAAGCTGCGCGTTTAATTGTTGGGCTTCGGCACGAGCGGCTCTAGAAGCTTGGCTTTCTGCGATATTGGCTTCTACATTTGCGCGAATTGCATTTGTAGCCGCGTTACGTGTGTTTATTTCTGCCTGAATAAGTTTGTTTTGTCGGTCTCTCGCTACATTCGAATTGTTTAAAGCGGTTACATAGTTACTGATTGCACGTTGTTCTTGTACAGAGCCAATAGCAACTTTTTGGAGTGACCGTTCGGCAAGTTGTAGTTGAGCGGAAAAACGCTCGATGGTTCTGTTTGGTGCGCCCATACGGGCGGCTGCTTCATTTACTTCATCAATCTTGCGGGCAGTACCTTCTAATTGTTTTTGAATACGCGCCAGATCTTGGAAGCCGCGTACGTTAATTAAAATATCGGCTTGGTAAGCCACGCTGGCCGGACGGACTTCTGTTTAGCAGTCTATCCCGTTAGAAAGCCGCCGGGTTAGCGGCGGCCGCGCTTGGCTTTTTCGTAGGCAGCTTGCTCTTCGTCCGACTGGATCTTGAAGTAGGTGAACCAGCCCAAGAGTTCGGTGTCTGTCATCCGGTTGCGCAGGTCGCTCAACGTTAGGCTGAGCTTTTCGGCAACGAAAAACTGGATGCGCAGGTAACCGTCCTTTTTAAGCTCCTCTTCAAGCGCTTTTGGTGTCCAACTCCTCCGAATCATCGGTCAAGACGGCCAGCATCAATACCTGGAGATCCTTATCCTTGACTTCGTTTTTGAGGACGTCGATTTCGGCGGCACTGAACAGCTTGGCTCCGGTCTCGTCGCAGGCTTTTTGCAGCAACAGCTGGAGGGCGAAGGCGGTGGCGTCCTCGGACTTGGCTTGCTTCTGGGCGCGTTCGCGCTCAGCCATGGTCAGAGGAGTGACCCACATTTCGAAAGTGGAGCCGTCGCTGAGTTCCACTTCTTTTTTGGTGGGCTCCAGGTTTGCTGCCTTGCGGAGACGGTCGATTGCACGAAGCGCGGCAGGCATAAAAAACTGCTACTTAAGACAGAAGTAGTGTAGCGCAATAGAAATAAAAAGCCCCAGCCGGCGAGGGCTGGGGCGCGGTGTGCTGAACTGGCTGAGTAGCAGCCTATCAGGACTTCGACAGGTCGAAGGTGGGGGCGGCGCTGGGGCGGAAGGCGATTTCCACGCTCTGGCCGTCGTCCGGGTTCACGGTCAGGCTGGCCGAGGTCAGAATCACAGGCACCGTGATGCTGCGGCTGGTGGTGTCGTTCACCGAGCCAGAAGCAACAATGCGGTCGATGTAGAGCTTCATCGTCGCGCCAGCCTGGGTTGCCTGGATGACGTCCTCGATCATCCGGCTGGACAGGTTGGTGTCGTCGTCGGTGGTGTACACCGTGGCAGAACCAGAGCCGTCGGCGAAGCCAGTGATATAGCTGCGGAAGGGGGCGTACTGACCGGCTTCCTGACCGATGGTTGTGACGTCAATTTCGCTTCGTGTGATTTCGAAGCTCCACTCGCGCACAGAGCCCACAGCTGCGGGGGCGGTGTACGCAATGCTGGCGAAGTTTGCGCCAAAGCCGCTGGGTGCTGCAGTTGCGGTAACGGCCACGCCGCCAGCGGTGGCGCTAAGAGTCATGATGCCGGTTGCGGCGTTGTACGTCTTGACGAAGTACGGACCAGCGGGAATTGCGTTGGTGGTCGTGGCGCCTACGGGGTAGGTCAGGGTCACAGGGTCATTGACCTTGAAGCCCAAGTAGGAGCCGACGGTGATGTTGGCGCCAGTAGAAGGGAAGGCGCCAGCAGTCAGAGTGGTGACGGAGGTGCCGGCAGGGGTGTAATACAGGGCGCCGGAAGTGCCCGAGAGAACGGTGGCCATTGGTTGTACCGAATGGATGGGACAGTGACGCGGGCACAGCCCGGCTTAATACAGGTTAGCTCCAGTGCAGTTGGGGATTAAGAGATAACTTGTGCTTGGAATCCTGCCTCGATTCGTGAAATAAAGAAGGGTGTAAATGCGCGACGGGATTGTTGATCTGGAGTAGTGCCACCGAAGTCAGGGCTGAAGGCCGGGCCGTCGATGGATCCAGTGCGGACGTAGACGCCGGACGCCGGTTTTGGTGTGGCGTTGATGGTCTGAAGGGCGGTGGTGGCGACGTTGATTAGCGTCTGGTTGCGGGCAGGACCACGGCCTTTTGGGGTGTACGTGCGAATAACAATCACGCCGCGCACCATGTCCAAACTTGTCGTCAGCGTACTTTCGGTTGTAAGGCCGAATTGGATATTGATGTCGACGAATTCTTCGGCGCTGTCGGCACCATCGTTCATTACGTTGTCAAAGTAGACCGGGACTGCTGGTGACAGGCTGTTATACGCCGTCAAAAGCGGAGTCTCGAATACGGCGCGGATGGCTTGGTAGTTCATCGTGTCTGCATGGCAACTTGGATTGCCTTATCAATAGCACCGGCTTTCAGATAAATACTGAACCAGTCCAATGGGGCGGTTCTGCGGTTACCGCCTTGTCCGGTCAGTAGACCACGGATACCTTTTTGACGTTTGCCGGTTTTGTCGACAGGTTTGATTGGATCTGTTCCTGGATTGATGAACGTGCCAGGCTCCATGTCAGTGGCAACTCCTGCATAGGAAGCAAAGTTGCTGATGGTGAATACAACTTTGTTTTTTGTCAGTAAAGATCGCGTTACTTGTTGGCCAGTAAGCACTGGGACAGTGATTGGGACAGGGCGGCCGGCTGCTCCAGTGCCTCCTTTGATGCCTGTAGGGGATGCGATTTGCCAAGAATTTGAGAATTGGCCCGTCCAAGCGGGGCCACGTTCTTGTAAATCACGCACAATTTTTTCGGCGGCACGCTTCGGGCCGTTATAAACCGTTGTCGCAGCAACGCGATCCAATTCTTTGGCTAAGTTCCAGAGTCCATTGCGGGCCATTATTGGGGCCTCAATAGGATCGTGTGGACAACTGGATTTTCGCCGCGGGATGTTTTGCAGCTGATGATGCGGCCCGTGCGGGTTTTGCTGTTTTCGCTGTACTGGATGCGGTCGCGGATGCTTGGTGAATACGCTCCAAGTTCGGCGTTGCCGATGATGACCTTTAGGTCATTGGTCTGATAAAACGATTCGAATTCTTCTGGGCGGGCTTGGAAAATTAGGGCGCGAACCGTAAGGCTGGTGTCGGCTCCAGAAACTTCACCCGTTGTGGTGTTATAGGTCGGGGCGGTGTTGGCCTTGAGGTAGGTCACGTTTTGGCCCCAGTCAGCTAAAAGCTGGGCAGGGATTGCGGCGAATGTGGAGTCGACGAGGCTCATAATTAACCCCTAAAGACGCGCAGTTGGTAACCGCCCGAGCCGCCTGCGCAGTAGGCGCCAAGGTAGGACTGGAGCCAGGGGTAGACGTCGAAGATGTTGTTGATGGGATTGTCAACCTTGTCGTCCTTGTAGCGGACTTTGAGATCGCCCAATGTGACCTCTTGGTACAGCTCGTTGGGGTCGCTTTCGGTGTTGGTGATTGCGTCGGTGTCGTTGGCGAGAGCCCGGGCTAGTTCATACGTTGCGTACTTAATGTCGTTCGGGATAACGCTGCAGCTCAGCGAGATATTGTCGACGTCGTAGTTGGTGCGCGGCCATTTCAATGCTTGGCCGGCGTCGCAGCGGTCGCCGTAGAAATTCAGCGTGTCGATCCAGCGCGTTGCGGAGATCAGGGCGCGGTTTTTCTGGTCGGTGGTTTTGTCGATCCAGGTGGCTGAATTGGGGACGGTTTCGAAATATGCGTCCGCGTCGGCAAGCGTTACGTAGCTGTTGGCCGACGCGCTACTCAAAGTGGCGTTGATCGTCGCGGGCACAGCTACTTAGTCCACCTTTGTTTCAGTGTAGCGCCAACAAAAAAGCCCCACCGAAGTGGGGCCTGGTGTACACGCACTCTGATTATCAGATGGTGCTGGTGTCGAGGGGGCTGTTGACTGTGACTTGAACCAGGGGGATCAGGTCGATGTCGTAGGTGGCTTGCCAGTTGCCGGAGGTGGCGAGGCCGCCGTTGGTCGGGTTGTCGGAGCCCGAGTTCCACTTGGTGCCCATCACGTGGTAGGCAGAGTGGTAGTCGACCGAGAGCACGTCCTGCTTGGACAGGATGTTGCGGTCGGCTTCGATGCGCAGGTCCTGCTGGTTGCCTTCCAGAATCGTGCCCGACTTGGTGAGGTAGCAGTAGAACTCGCGCTGGTGGCCGGCCGTGCCAGGGGCAACGGTGTTGACCAGGGGGTCCATGATCACGCGGCAGCCAGCGAATTCGCCGATTGCACGGGCACCAATGCCCACGCCGCCAGCGCCCCACACCACGGCGCCGGAGGCGGCCAGGGCAGAGGTGGAGAAGGTCAGCAGGCCTACCTGGTACAGGTAGAAGCCCACGGTGGGGTGCACCACCAGGGTGTCCAGTTCGTCGCCGCGCTCACCCAGCAGGTTGCGGGCGCGGGCCACAGCGGCGCCAGTCAGGAAGTTGGCTTCGCCAGCGCCAGAGGCGGCGGCCACGCCGAGGTCCAGGCTGTTAGCCGACAGGGCAGAACCAAACAGACCAGCCAGTTGGCTGAACAGACGCTGGCTGTTCAGTTTGTTGATGGCGTCGGCAAGCTGGTTGCGGATGTGAAGCATGGGGTCTTCACCGGCCGCAAGCATCGCGACGTCGTCCACTGCATACGCGAAACCGCGGTGGCAGATGGTGGCAACCTGGGTGGCGGTGCCGATCTTCTGAGGAGTCA